TCTGTTGTACCACTTGCTGCAGTGATAACATCAAAAACGATATCAATTAGTTGTGAATTTGCTGGAATGATCATATCTGTTGCTGTTCCTGTGAAGGCTCCGCTTGACAGGTCAAGAGATGTAGTTTGTGCCATTACAACTTGGCCAATATTTTTCATATTAGTACCAACCGTTGTACCAGTTGTGTTTGAAATCGTTCCCGCTTTTACCGGTCCCGAAAATGTAGTTGTGCCCATATAATCCTCCTAGATTATGTGAATCTAGTCTCTAGGCCGTCGACTATACGCGTCTAGATTCTGTTTAATAATTGTATAGTATTTTTATTATACCCAAAAAAAAGGGGCGCTACAAGAGCGCCCCTTAATAGATTTTTAGTAATCTAATTAAATAGATTACGCTCCACCAGTTCCGTAGATTCCTCTAGGGTCAGACCATCCGAAGACGTATCTTTCTCTAGCTTTGAATCTTACATTACCAGTGTCGAAATCACCTTCAATCGCGGTTTTGATTGGCGCTCTAACAAAGTGTTTTAAACCGTTAGGTGCGTCAGTAATCAAGAACCATGCATTGGTGTCATTTAAGTAATGATTCACGAAGTATCCTTCTGGAATCATACCCATATGAACTAATGCATTGATATCATTGTCAGCTGTACCGACTCTTTGAGGAGATTTTAAAATTCTCTCAGCAGTGAATTGATTTTCTTTTGGAATAATCATTCTTCTTGCTTGAAGAGCAATTTTTAATCCTCTTTCGTCCACAAATGCGGCGATGTCGATTAAGCCTTGTTCTAGTGATGTTTCGGACAAGTCCGCAGCAGTAGCCAGCGTATTGCTGAACGTACTGTTGTTAGCAAGTGTGTGATTAGTTACGCAAAGTGCGCTTCCATCCCCACCTGTGTAGTTAGCATCAAAAGCATTATTCAAAATCGCTGCACCCTTCACTTGTTTAGTGTGGGCCATTGATCTTGCTAAAGCTCTGGTGTATCTACCAGCTAATCTGTCATACAGATTGTCTTCGATTGCTTCCTCAGTGATAGCAAAAGCGAGAGCAATTGTCTCGTTAGTGTATCTAGAAGTATAAACTTCAGTTGCATTGTCATAAGTGACCATTGCACCTTCAGTTTTTGTTGATGCTCCAGCAAAGCCGGAAAGCATTACTTCTTCTTCGAAAGCTCTGTCAGACGATTCTGTCATGAAGACCGCTGCTGCTTCGTTGTCGTATCGGTTATATTCAAGTCCAAATAGTGCATTTAGACCTGGTTCTAGTTCTTTAACTAGCTGTGCTCGTGATATTGCCATTTCTATATGCTCCTATATTCCTGCGCCCTTGTTACCGTAGAAGTGATTATTAATAACCACTAATGCTTTAACATTGGATGCAGTTTGGTCTTCATTGTCTGGATCTTGAGAGACATCAATTACACGAACTGCTTGTGTAATTTTAATATCATTCGTAGATCTGTTCAACTGAACCTTGGATATACCTGTTGTTGTACTTCCTGTAACGTTTGTTACATCGAAGTTTTGAAAAATGAAAGTCGTATTCAGATCATCATTAACATCAATCTTGTAGACTACACTCGGGTCGTCAACAACGAATGCCATAATGTCACTCGCTGCAATTGAACCAGGGTAATAATTACTCCAAGTTGGTTTGCTAGTAGTAGGATCTGTATAAAAACAACCATTAAAAACACCGCAGATTTTTTCACCGTTCGCAGCTGTGTGACGAACTATTGTTCCTGTAGCTGCAGCTTGCACTGCATCTCCTTGGAAAATAGCTGTACCTTCGCTTGCCGCAATACGATATCTATTCTGAGCATTAATAAAGGGACTTCCATCTATTTTACGAACTGGTCTCAGTCCGTAGGTCGATGATGTATTTGCCATCTTTTTATATCCTCGTTTTGGTTAGTTTAATCAATGTTGGACTATAGCTAATTAATTAGGTTTTCGTCCTCCACCAAAAGTTACTCGAGACTGTCTATCAATATTGATAGGCATTCCCGGGTGTTGCTCCTTCATTAAATCGTTATCAACCGCGGTTATTGAATCTGCTGATATCTTTTTAAAATAATCAGTGCGCGATCTAGCGATCTCTTCAGGTATCCTTGCCAACACAAGGCCTCCAACCCCAATCAAACCAGCATATTTTCCGTCGTGAATTTTGGGATATTCATTTTCGCCTATTTCACTTATCAGTGTATCGGCTCTTAAAAATACCCAACCTTCTCTAAGTTTTTTGGATACATTAGCTGAATCCATAAAACCCATACTCTCGGTTCTTATCCATCTCTGAACATAACCTTGAGGCGCTGCTGGCGCATCGAGACTAGATGGTGGTGTCCAGGGTTGATTACGTTTTTCTTTCTCTCTCTCCTGTGACACGCGCGAGGTCTTCATTTTCTCACTTGAGTTTTTACTCATGCTTCCTCCTTCACGTATTTAGCGTATTCTTCTAGTGGCACTCCTAATTTCTTAGCAATAGTCACCTGTGATTTAGTGAGTCTCACAGATCTGCGTCCTTGTTGAGTTCTACCAGCCGAAGCCACAGTTTGGACGGGTTTCCGTGCTTCTTGTGGAATAGTAGTACTCGACTCGAATTTCTGAGGAAAATATTCCCTCATTTTTCCGTCAATTTGATTATAATACTCATCACTCTCTACATCAACCCCTCTGCTCATTAAATCTTCATGAACATTCCAGGCTGCACCTGACATGATACGATCATTACCAAACCAATCATTTTTCTGAGCCCAAGCTTGTGCCTTTTCACTTGGTTGCTGAAACTCTTCAGGCATTTGTGCTTGTAAGTCGCCCGCTTGTTCTGGAGTTTTAGCTTTTTCCGTAGCTTGTTTAATTTTATATTCGTGCTCAGCTAATTTTATCTTTGCTTTCTCTTTTTCAACTGCAAGCCTAGTCAACTCATCTGTTGCCTCCATAATTTTAGTAGGCTCTTGATTAGCGATTGCATCAGAAAGTTTAACTTTAACTTGCTCTCTTTCCGAATCGACTCTTGCATCAAACTCTTTTAAGTAGCTTTCATCAACTTTGTCAAATTTAGCTTGAGAACTATCATATTTTTGTTGTAGTCCTTTAGCAAACTGTGTTGCAGCTGTTTCTCTTCTTTCTGCCTCACGAGCTCGGTAAGTTAACTTATCAATTCGTTTTTGAATATTGTCAGTATACTTACCTAAATCTTCTTTGGGTTTTTCCTTTGGCTTAACTTCAGCAGGTTCTTCAATTTCTTCTACTTGAATTTTAGCCTTTTCTTCTGTTTTAGATTGATGGTCTGTATAACCTAAATCTACTTCACCGTGGTCAAGATTTATTTTATCTCTTTCATCTACCTTTTTTTCTGGTTCTTTGACTTCAACGTCCTGCTCTTTAGCATCGTCTGTGTCTAGTTCCACTTCTTTTTCACTTGGTTTTATTATTTTTTCCACATTTGGTTCTGCCATTATTTCCTCCTAGTATAATTGAAGAATATCTTCGGGTTTTTTAATACGTGCAATAATTTCATCATCATTTAAAATACGATGTTCACCAAATTTAGTTTGAAATCTGGATCCTGCGTATCTTCCATAAACAATAAATTCACCTTCTTTACACCAAGGACCGGTAGGAAACTTTTCTTTATCTTTATAACAAAGATCACCCATACGAATCACTAAACCAACTACTGTTGTCATTTGAATTGTTTCGTGAGTTGTATCCGATAAAATAATTCCACCTTTAGTTTTTTTCTTACCAGACCAGGGACGCACCAACATTCTATAACCAACTGGAACGGGTAGTGTATCAATATACTTGCCTACACCTTCCGCATCTCTGGGAATTGGTTTGCCTTCGTCTGGATCTGCGCCTTGTTGTATAGGCTTGATTAAGCCTTTAGGTTGTATTAGTGTCACCGTCGTCATCCTCCTTTTGCAGGTCTCTAAGTTCCTGAAGCACTGCATCATAAGCAGTGAGTTGTCCTCTACTATAGTTTACTTTCTCAATCGTGTCTACACCATAGCATAGATGTTCTTTGACGGCGTCTCTGTTTTTATTAATTCTTTTTTTAATAACTTCTACTGAATAAGGATCAAGCATTCAGAAAGATTTATATAATCTTTATTAATTTATGTCTATTTCTTTTTACCATTTCTGAATATTTGAGTCCCCTTTATACCAAATATGCTCGCACATACTAAAATCCATAAATTTGTAAACCATGAAGGAAGCGCTTTGAAATGCTCAAAGAAAAGATTTATCTTTTCCATGGCCGCCGGATCGTCTGACCAAACTCCCCAGGCCAAAACTATTATGGGCAATGTGAGAATCGCCAAAACGACCTCATCCTTATAATCTTTGTCTCGGGATTCTAAAAGTTTGCCCTGGTAAGTTTCCTCGCCGCTGGCCATCTTTCGCGCATGCATATGTTGCGCATCAGCCATAGCCATCTTTGTCTCTTGACGCTTTTTATAAATGTGAGTTCCAGCGTTAAGAGCTAATTTAATAGCACCAAACCACATATTATTTTACTCCTGAAAATTTTGTTCCACGTATAGCACAACCGCCACCTCTAGAAAATTTAATGGGTGGTACTTGTGGATTAGGCCCTTTTTTAGGTGGGGGTCCAAATTTAACTCCTCCGCCTTCGTCATAACCTTCTCCAGTTATATAATTACTATTAGTTGGATAAAATTGCCAACCGGTATTGGTTGGTGTAGTAGTTGTTGCTGTTGGTGCCACTGTTGCTGTTGGTGGACACGGAGGCAAACTTCCATCTGGACATGTTTGTGATTGTCCAGTTCCATCACCCCCTCCTGTCGACTTGTCTTGAAAAGGTCCATAACCTGCCTCTTTTAAATAATCTTTTCCCTGATCACTCATTACATCGAGTGTTGAACCAGTGCTCTTTATACCGTGATGTGATTTAGTCTGTTTTAAACCTTGATGCGACATAGCCCATTCTCGATTTAAACCTTCATCTTGTGCAAATTTTGTTCTTTGTCCTAATTTCTGTGCATCACTCCATTTTTTCGCTGCCTGAAAAGCAGCTATTCCAAAACTTGGAACGAATGTAGATTTAGTTCCTTGAGTAGTTGTATCTTTTGGTTTTGTCTTAGAAGTAAATGTAGTTTTGGTTTTTAGGTGTTGGCCATTTCCCGTTCCACTCTTGCTACCATTACCACTATACTTAGCACCCGATCCGCCTGTTGGCATTGGGGTATAATCTTCTCGTCCTGCTCCTCCTGGCATTATTTTTTCCTCCCTATTGCTTTAGTTCTACGATCCTCAGCCGTTCTCTTCATTTTTTCTATTTGAAGTTTCGCTTCGGCTATATCTCGTGTTTGTTGTAATTTTTCTTCAGCTATTCTAATTCTTTCTCCTGCTTGATCTTCAACGCTTTCTAATTTCATCTTCTGCATATCAATGCCTTCATCAAAATGTTCTTCTGTCATACCTACTTCAGCTAGTTTTTCAGCTGACTTACGTTGCATATCCATAGCTTTTAAATCCAATTCTCTTTGTTTCAATGCAACCAATGGATCTTGTTGTTTACCCGTCAGTTCCCCTTGTACTAATTTTTGTGTAATGTCTGCACATCGTTGTGCAATCATTCCTGCCACTTTAATCTGCGCTCCTTTAGGATCTGATTGAAGCATTTGCTGAAGTTGAGGATTCTGTTGAATTTCCATTCCTATTTCTCCGTGAGCTTTTAAACTAACATGTTGAGAAATATGTCCTTGAAGCAATGCATATACCATTGGATTAATTTGAACCATTCTGGATTGCATATAGGCTGAGTGTGACTGAATGTGTGCGTCTTGATCCTGGTCTGGAAATGCATGGGGTATTTGCATTTTTAATGCTTCAGCATTTTCAATTGCTGGATCTTTCGGAACAACAGGTGGTTCTGGTTTTAATATTTTGTCAATTTCCCTAGTTCCTAGTGCTTCATACAATCTTCGATAAGATTCTCGTATGTTATGTAGACCTGGGTTAGACATTGCAATTTTTAATTGTTCGTTTGCAAGAGTTACTCTTTGACTTAAACTGTAAATATTAGGGTCTGCAACAGGTAAAACATCAACTCTCTCATCAAAATCTTGTGTCTTTACCATTCTGTTTGCACCATAAACTGCATAAGGATAAACTGGAGGCAAATAGGTACCAAAAATGGATGATAAAAGCTTAAATTCTTGTCTCATTGCGTTGTAACAACGCTTATGAATAGCCGTCATGACTCTAGAACCACGCTCCAAAAGAGCCATTGTAGTTCCAACCGCCCTATTTTGACTATCTTGACCAACAGACATATCGGTAATTGCGGCGAATTTTTGTCCAGCTTGTACTACAAAACCTAAAAGTTGAAAAAGTGTTGCAGAAGGCTCTTTAAAAGGCAAAATTTGAAATTGATCCTTAATATTACCACCTGGAGCATCCACATCTCTAAAT